AGGATTACAGAAGATAGCCACACGTATGGGTTATGCAGGTAGTATGGAAAAGTTTGATGACTACTTGAAGCAGAACCCTGACAAAGAACGTGAGATGATTGTGTACAGAAGTAAGGCACAAGAAATGGCTAAAGGTGGTGTAGTTAAATTGCAAGAGGGTGGTGAGACCACTAATACTGCTACTACAACGACTGCACAGCCTAACATAGAAGACTTTAGTACTCAACAAGCCTTGTCACCTACTTTGCCTGTAGGTGGTGCTACAGTGGCTACAGATACACCTATCACAACACAACAAGATGTTGCCACTACGAGTGGTCAAGTAACAGGTGAAGTTAAAACTGCTGCCCCCATGCAAGCAGCCGTAACACAAGCAACAGCACCTACATTAACTACAGCAGCACAAACAGAAGCATCACAAGTATCCCCTGAGATTAAAAATGCTACGACTACAATGCAAGCTGCTCAAGGTATTGTTAGTCAGCAAGCTCAAGTTAATCCTGCTCAACAGAATCAAAGTGCTGTATCTAACTTACAAGCAGCTCAAGGTACAGCAACACAACTACAAAATCCTGTACAAAGACAGATTGAAACAAATGAATTAATTACTCCTAGTGCTAATGCTGAAACTGCATCTACCTACGCAGAACAGATACAAGCTGCTGAAGCATCCCCATCAACACAAGCTACTGTACAAGGACAACTTGCTAGTTTAACGTCTAACTTCGATGCAAGTAATCCACCTGCATGGGCGGCTGGAACATTACGTGCTGTACAGGCACAGATGGCACAAAGAGGATTAGGTGCATCTTCAATGGCTGGACAAGCTATGATACAAGGTGCATTAGAAGCTGCTCTTCCTATAGCACAAGCTGATGCCCAAACAATAGCATCTTTTGAGCAAGCTAATCTATCCAATAGACAACAACGAGCCATGCTTGCAGCACAGCAACGTGCTACATTTATAGGTCAAGAGTTTGACCAAGCATTTCAAACACGAGTACAGAACTCTGCTAAGATAGCTGATATAGCTAATATGAACTTTACTGCTGAACAACAGATAGCTTTAGAGAACTCTCGTGCAGCAAATACTGTAGGTTTAGCTAACCTATCAAATAATCAAGCAATGGTTATGGCTGAAGCATCTGCCTTATCAAATTTAGATATGTCTAATTTAAGTAATAGACAACAATCTGCTGTACAGAATGCACAATCATTTTTACAGATGGACATGGGTAACCTTAACAATAATCAACAAACAGCTATGTTTAAAGCACAAACAATAGCACAATCTTTATTTACTGACCAAGCTGCCACTAACGCAAGTAGGCAGTTTAATGCAACATCGCAAAATCAAACAGACCAATTCTTTGCTAACTTGCAAACACAAGTATCAAACTTTAATGCTGAACAATCTAATGCAATGTCAAGATATAATGCAGGTGAGTTAAATGCTTTAGAACAGTTTAATACTACAATGAAGAATCAAAGAGAGCAGTTTAATGCACAGAACCGATTAGTCATTGACCAATCTAATGCACAGTGGAGAAGACAAGTTGCTACAGCCGATACTGCTGCAATCAATAGAGCTAATGAATTAAATGCTAAAGCACTAATAGATGTATCAACAGGTGCATATAATAACTTGTGGCAAGGCTTTAGAGATGATATGGAATTTGCATGGAAGAGTGGAGATAATGCTCAAGAACGTGCTAAAGATATTACACTACGTAAGATGCAAGACGAATCTACTGTAGCTGCCGCGGCATTGACTGCTGAGTCAGAGGAAGCCGCAGCACTAGCTAAGGGTGTAGTAAATATGGCTACTTCTAATACAGCAGGCTCAATACTTAGCACTGCTGTATCAGCCGGTGCAAAATGGCTATTTGGTTAAAGGAAATATATAATGATTAATAATAGTGTTTCAAAGGCATACTCTGCAATAAATGATTTATCTATGCAAGTAGAAAAGGCTGAATCAGAGGGGATTCCTAGTAATATTAAATTAGAAAAAAAGATGACAAACAAGAAAGGTTTATTGACTAGAAGTCGAGAGATGTTTAAATATAATGAAGCATCCACGAAAACTGATGATACAGATAAAGAGCAACAAAAATTAGTAATAGCGTATGTATTACATATACGAAAAGCATTTCAAGAGGTAAAGAATGGAAGAGCTACCAATACAAAATCCTAACGCATCCTTTGATGGTCCTATTCCCGGTGCTTCTCTTACTACTGAAGTAGGTAATAGACCTTGGGAAAATACACCTAAAGAATCAAGTTTAGATGTAGTCATAAATAACTATTTACGTAGACTACAAAATGAAGAGATAGTTATGCCTTTGTTAGATGCCATGAGATATGGTACATCTATTAGTACATTAGTAGAAGCTGTCATAGAAACTGCTGTTATGGAAGGTGAACATACTATTGATATAGGAGTACTCGCATCTCCTGTAATTGTTGAATATTTAAAAGGTGCAGCAGAGGTTTCTAAAATAGATTATAAGATATCTGATATAGATGTTAGAAGTGCTAGAGAACCCAAAAAGATTGATAGTCGATTACTAGAAGAAGTTCTAGATGAGATGGAAAAGGGTGAAGATAGTCCTATAACTGAAGACATAGAAACATCAGCTAAAGAAATAAAGTCTAGTAGTAAAGGCTTAATGGCAAGAAAAAATAAGGATGATAAAGATGGCATTTGATTGGGGTAGTTTTTTCTCTTCTGGTGTAGAGGAGTTGGGTGCTGTAGCTAAAGCAAAAGATACAACTGTAGCGGCTGAAGCTAAAGCAAATGCTGAAGAGTTTGCTGGTAAAACTGAAGCATATGAAGACGAAATAACAAAGAACAAAAGAATGTTAAGACAAGAAACTGATGCTATAAGAGGTCTTGGTATAAAAGATGTTGGCAAGATACGTACTATTATGAAAACTTATGGTAATGCAGATGTTGTTAAACAAATAGGTGAAGACTTTAAAAACTATCAATCTAGAGCATTAATAAAAGGTGAAAAACCTCAATATACTACATTAGCAGATTACATTAAAGGTAGAATATCAGGTGCTGGTACAACTATGTTATCAGATGAAGCTGCAGAACAAGCATCAGATGAAGCAGCAGTTGCAGGTGATGAGCTAGATATACAACAAGCAGAACGTAAAGCTAAAGCTCAAGGTGTTAGTCTTGCAGAGTATTTAGAGAATCAAGCAAGAAGGATGTCAGATAGACCTGCATTTAACATTGATGCACGAGCAGCAAGGCTTGTAGAAGAAAGTAAGATGGGTTTATTCGGTAAGACACTTACAATGGATGAAGCTAAAAAACAAATACTTGCAGGCAAAACTATGGAAGGTGCTGGTATAGGTGGAGAAGTTAAAGATTTAGGTGAGACAGGTTTTGCTCTACAAAGAGAAGGTGGCTTGAGTGCAGAAGAAATTATAAAGTTAAAAGCATTACAAGAGAAAGCAGACCCTAAACTTGACCCATCAGCTTTGCTTACCTTGGAGAATAAATATATTAATCAGTTGAGCGACCCTAAGTTTACTATAACTAAAACAGGTACGGATGGAGTTAGCCGATTAGTAATTTCTGATGCACCTGAAGCAAAGGCGGCAATGTTAGATATAATTAATAAAGAAATAACTTCAGAGACATTTAAAAAATTATCACCTCTAGGACAAAAACAATTACTCGCATTAAAAGAAAAATATGAAAGAAGTAGTACTAAAAAGGAAGACAAAGCCAGCAAAGTAAACATACAAAAAAGAGATGAAAAAATAAAAAATTATAAAAAACAAGGTGTGTCCAATCAAGATATAGCAAATGGATTAGTGCAATCTGCAAAAAATAAAGGACAAGAATTATCAATAGAAGAAGCTTTAAAAATTGTACAAGGTATTCAATAAATGGTTAAAGGCACTATATCATTTGATGATATCTATGATGATGAAAGTGAAGACAAAGATTCAACCATATCATTTGATGATGTATATGAAGATGAAGAGATAGAAAAAAAAGAAGATGATGTAATATCATTTGATGATGTTTATGAAGATACTACAGCAACATCAGAAACTGCAACTCCTGCATTTACTCCCCCAAAAGAAGGCTTTACATATGAACAGTTTACTCAGTCACCTGAACTGAAAGCTGCCGCTGTGCGTTTTGCTAAAAATCGTTTAGGATATGATAATATATCTGAAGATGAAGCTATTGATGAAACAATAGAGCATTTTAGACAGTTTAAAGTAAATGAATTGACGGCAGGTAAAGATTGGAATTATACAAGTGGGTTAGCCACAGATAAAAAACGTCAAGAGATTAACGATTATAAATCCTTGTACAGAGCAACTGAAGCTATGGAAGACTTTGGTGGTGGTGTTTTAACTACACTTGGAGATTATGCTGGTGGTATATTTACAGCACCATCGACAGCACTTGGATTATTACTTCCGGGTGGTGGAAAACTCGCTGGTGTAGCCGCACAACAAACTGCAAAGTTAGGTGTTGGTAGAGCTATAGCAGGTTTAGCGGCAAATCCATTAAAAACGATAGTTGCAACGGAAGCCACAGCAGGTGTATTACAAGACGTAGCTGAACAAAAAAGTCTTATAGCTGTTGATGAGCAAGATGATTTTAACTTTGGTCAGACAATAACGACAGGTATTATTTCCGGTGTAGCTCCTGCCGTTCTATCCACAGTTCCTTTGTATCTAGCAAAAAAATATGGCAGTAAGGCTATTAGTAAAAGGGCACAGACCGATGAATTATTAGAAACATCTCAAAAGGCTGTAGAAGAAAAAACTGCAAAAGCAGAAGCACTTGCAACTAAAACATTAGAAGATTCAAAAGAAACAGGAACAGCTATAAAAGAAAGACTTGCAGCTTTAAATGCTGATATGGTTGAAGAAGGTAAACAAGTAGGTAAAGATATAGCTGATACACAAGGTATAGATGAACCTCTTCGAGTTGCAGTTATGCCTGATAAAATAAATAGAGTGGCTGCGGCAGCAACAGAAGTATTAGCAGATTCTGGTGGATTAAAACAAATTCAAACAGGAGTAGACTCAAAAACTGGTGAAGCTATATTTAAAAGCGAACGTATAACAGAAGCTATAAGTCGTGTTATAAGAGATGCAACCGATGATAAAACTAATAAAGCATTAACAGATACTTTTGGTGAGGTTCTCAATAAATATAACTTGACACAAGATGATTTTGCTAATTTATTTATATCAGAGTTTTCTGAAGCAGGTCGTTTACTACAAAAGGCTGGGCATGAAAAGAAACAGCTTAAAACTATGATGTCATCGATAGATGAAGTTGCATCTTCTGATATATTCTCTTTAAATGAAAATGTACTTGATGTGTTTGCTAAGTCTAAAAAGTTGACAGATGCGAATGACTATGATGGATTTATTAGACAGTTTGATGCAGGCGATACACTAAGAAGTTTAGATGCTTTACGTTTAGCTGCCATGACATCACAGGTAGGTACAACAGTACGTAACACTGTTGGTGGTGGATTGCGTGTAGGATTTGATGTTCTTACAAATGTTTTCGATGCTAGTGTGCAAGCAGTTGTATCAGGAACACGAAGAGTTATTACAGGTGAAAAGTCTACACAAACTATTAAGGATTCATTTAAAGATTCTATAGCCATAGCATATGGTTTAGTGAATAAAGATAAGGCTATAGCAGTAGAAGAAATATTTGCTATGGGATTTCAAACGCAAGCTAAAAAACTATATAGACAATTAGCTGATTTAGAAGATGTAACAGGGGTAGGTCTAAAAGGTAAAAATCCACCTAGTAGATTACGTAATATTACTACAGGGGTGGGTAGAAACTTAAACGTGCTAAACACACTATCTGATAATATGTTTAAACGTGCAGCTTTCATGGGTGGATTAGAACGAGAACTACGTAAAATGAAACGAATAAAGTTAGCTAGAGGTGATAAAGTCACTGATGCTGATTTTGATTTAATGGAGATAATGAAGAAAGGTGATTTCAATAAAGTATTTGGAACTACTGAAGGTAAAAAAGCATTAGATAGAGGTATAGAAGAAGCTTTATACTTTACATATCAAGCATCGCCTAAAAGTACTATGGGTCAATTGCTAATTAAGGGTGCTAATAATTTACCTTTTGTTACGACATCTGTAGTACCCTTTCCTAGATTTTTAGCTAATGCTATGCGTTTTACTTATGAGTACTCTCCTTTGTATCTAGCTAATAAAAAAGTAAGAGCAGAACTTGCTAGGAGTTTTCGTAAAGAAGGTATCAGTGAAACAGGCGAAGAGCTTGGTATACGTACATATCACGAAACAGCAAAAGGTTTAGCTGGGTTAGGTATGCTATATGGTGCATTAGCGTTTAGAAACTCTCAAAATGCTGGTGAAAAATGGTATGAAGGTAGGTCAGCAGATGGTCAAACATATGATATGAGACCTTTCTTTCCTGCCGCACCTTATTTATTCTTTGCACATTTAATTGAAAGAAGTCAAAAGGGTGAAGATGTTGTAGACAAAAAAACATTCCGTGAATCCTTACAAGCTGTAACAGGTATGCAAGTAGGTAAAGCTGGGTTTGGTTTATACGCTATGGATAAATTGGTAGATGATATAGGTAATGTTTTTGATGGTAGTATAGAATCAAGTGAAGCAATAGGTAAACTAGGTGCAGAATTTTCTGCTAATATATTATCTACTTATACAATGCCTTTAACACCTCTACAAGATACATATAATACATTCTTAGCACCTGACGATGAAAGAATTATTAGGGATAATAACATTGAAGATTTAAGTTCTTTGATATGGCACAAAGCACTAGCTCGTGTTCCGGGAAACTTTGCCATAGAAAAAATGTTAAAGGAAGCTTACGGCACAGAATATGAACTACCAAAAGCTTATGAATCTCCTACTCGAACTGGTTTCATTAGAAGAACTACTCCTATATCAAGACAGCTAACCGGTCGATTGTATCAAGAAAAGAAAACTGATGTAGAGAAAGAATTAGACAGGCTTAGAATTACAAAATCTGATGTTTTAAAAAGAACAGGTATAGCTGAAGCTGACCAACTATTAGGTTTTTATATGGGTGAATTTATGACAGATATTGTTCAGCCTTTCATAAAAAGTGATTTCTATAAAAACACCCCAGAAAAACTTAAAAGACAAGTTTTAAAAAATGAAATAGAAAAGGTTAGAAAAAAAGTAAAAGATATGGCTAAGAGCACTATTGTGTATGAAGGTTCTAATCCACAACCAAATCCTATGGACCGTGTCTCATTTAAAAGATTACCAAAGATATATAGACAAATAGCTATGGATACATATAATCAATCAGACCGTGGTGAACCAACTTCTATGAAAGATTATAACTACAAAATATTGTTACAAATAGCTAGAGCATTGAGTAAAGGTAAATTGCGTAATGTTGAGTTTAAAGAACAAGACATTAGAGATGAACTTAACGAAGACCCTACTAGCGAATAGCTATCTCTTATCTCCTGACCCTTGAAGTGTACCCTTTTCCTTTCTAGCTTGTAACTTCTCTAAGTTCTTTCTCATTATCTCATTGAGTTCAACACCTAATTCATTTGCTAGTACAGCACAATACCAAAGAACATCACCTATCTCGTAGGCAATAGCTTCTTTATTACCTTTCCCATCTCTGATAATCTTCTTTATCTTACCTGCAACTTCTCCTGCTTCACTTGTCAAGCCTAAAGCTAAATACTCTAATGCTTTTTCTTTGGGGAATATAGCTGTGGTTTTTGCCAACCTCTCGTACAAATCAGGGGTTATAACTTGTGTTATTATCAATTTATCTTTCATATACTTTCTCGCTTCCTCTTCAATTTTCCACATCTCGATTATCCTTAAATGCTTTTATAACATCTGAAGAAAATAACTTCTGTAGATTAACTAGATACATTTTAGATGCATTATTATCTCCACCTGAAACAGACCTTTTAGAATCTAAGTTGTTTATTATCTTCTTTAAACTATCTGTATTAAAAACTAACGTGCAGAAGGTATCTTCTCCTACACATAAATTATGAAACCAATAGTCTGATTCAGTGGCTGCTATACCACTAGGTTTACCATAACTTTCATATTCAATAGCTATGTTGCCTGTTCTTTGCCACATACCTCGTTCGCTTTTAACTTCAATCTTTTTATCTTGAAGCATATCAGCAACTTGTTTTTCTCTTACCTTTCCGTATTCTAAATCTATATCAAACTTTTTTCTGTCTTCAATGCAAGGCTCTAGATTATCCATCATTGTCTTCTTTAGCAATCTGCTCTTGCTGTGGTCTCTCTATATATTTAACTAAAACATTTAACTTACCATTAGCATGTTCTAATGCTCCTAGCTCTTTATCAATTGTTTCTACAATGGTAGGATGGTCTCCAACACCTACGGGATTATTTAACATTGCTTCTATATTTGCTATATGACCATTCATTTGTCCAAGCAATCTAGTTTTTAACGCATTTACTATCATTTCTTTCATTTAATACTCCGTTTTGGTTTTGGTTTTAGATGTAGTAATTCTCTTATGTGCAACTTTCTACCTTTAAAGAACACAATTAAATTGATAGTAGTGTTGATGGAAATGGCTATTAATAACCACCATTGCCACCAAAGTAACTCACTACCTTCTATCATTAACTAGCTTGTATGTCAACCATCTCACACGCATCTGCTGTGCAAGCTAGTTCTCTACCACCACTAGTTGTATCTTCCTTTTCATAATCTGCTAACTTTGACCAATCAATAGATGCAGGCATCTTTTTATACAACTGCTCATATTCTCCACCTGTTATATCTTGATAAGGTGCTTGAGCATATGTATGGTCACTGAATGGTAGGAATGATATACCTGATACTTCATCAAAGTTTTTATATACCCATGCTCCTACTTCCATCCACTCATCTTCCTTAACAGACACAGTAACAGAAGGCTTGTGTTCACACCAATGTCTTTGGAACATGAGCCAATACTCTAACTGTTCTATAGCAGACATCTCTGTCCTAGTCGTAGCACCTGAAGGTGACTTCATAGGAAAGCTGAACACAGTTGTGCTGTCAGGCTTCATAACACATGGCTCACTTGGTATGCCACTATCTTTCATAAACTGTGTGAGTGGGTCTTTGTTATCACCACGTACAGTTCTGATGTAATAGTCATTGTGTCTAGCATGAATACCTGAAGCACTATCAACTAATTGACTAACTGTACCACTTGGTTTAACACAAGTTATTGCAGTTGCTTGTGGAATACCTAAATCTTTAGCCATCTTCTTGTTAGTTTCTATTGCTACATCTCTTAGTATTTCTAATATTTCGGGTGTCCATATAGGACAGTCAAGAATACCTGTTAGGGAAACTCCTAATAGCCTTTCTTCCTCTGTATTATCCTTCCATATCTTACGTAAGTACTTAAAATTAGTAAGAGTTGATTGAAATGTACCTAAGATTGTAGCCATACGTACCTTTTCTTTCAAAGATTCTAAGCCATCTGTAACTCTACACACTACCTCTGTAAGATTACAAAACTGATATGGTCTAAGTATAATCTCACTACATGGATTGCAACCAAAGTAATGGTCAGTTTCTCGTCTACCATTCTCAGATGCTTTAACTTTAGCTGCTTGTCTATTAAATATCCCACGTTCGCCTGACTTAGATTCATACAATGATGTCCACTCTCGCATGAATGTACCCATCTCAGGCTTACCTTTAAATGCTACAGAATTATTAGCTAATGCTCGTTGACCTTCATTCTCCCACCATTGACCTGACTTAGCATGTCTCATTTGGTCATCGCCTAAATTAGACAATGATATAAGAGCAGACCTACGTACACCACCAACAACTACAACTTCTCCTATCTTACACATCAAGTCGTGACACTCAATAGGAAATAGTCTTCTGCCTTTAGCACCTTGAAACTTCTGTATGCAGAATCTAAATAACTCTTCAAGTGGAGCAGGACCAGATGCCCTACCACCAAAAGTTTTTAGTCTTGCACCAGCAGGTCTTACTTGTGATGTATCCCATGTAGGAACTTGACCTACATATAACATAGCAATAAGTTCTCTTAGAGCTTTTGCCCAACCGGGTCTGCTATCTGCGACATGTATGACCGTAGTGCTGTCTTCAAAATGCTCATTAACGATAGGAAGTTTATCTACTACTTCTCTTTCTACAGAGAAACCTACACCTGTTCCACACATAAGAACATACATGCATTCATCAAATGCACGAGGACTATCCACAGGTATATAACTACAATTATAACCACCAACATGACATCTATCTAAAGCAGGTCCTGATGTCATCAAGGCTCTCATACTAGGCATAACACCTAAGTTCATTATCTGTGCAGACATTTTCTCTTTTAATGCTTTAGTTACAGTGTATCCATGATTATCTTTTAGATGGCTTTCCATATAACTAAAGTATCTATCTATTGTTTCAGACCAATTCTCTCTTCTTTGTTCTTCATCTTTCCATCTTGCATAGCGAGATAATGCGATAAAGTTTTGATAATCTGTTGGTAGGTAATTGCTAATCATTTATGTCTCCGTTATTACTTTTAGTTGGGTTATTTTTGTTCCATCAATATCATAAAAAAATTCTCTTATGTAGTCTTCAAACTCTTCTGTTAATTCACCGTCTGCGGGTATTGCATATTCATCTGGGTCAACAGTAATAGTGCAGACTATCTTAACTCTTATCGTCATCATATACCTCAATGAGTTTATTCAGATACCACTGTGCTTTTTTCAAGTCTTCTATGCCATTCTTATACTTAAATCTCCATAAGTATTTAGCTATATTACCTTGTAAATAAGCATTGAATCCATCACCTAACATAGCTTGCAAGGCATCAATACATTCAATTCCAGATTCATTGTAGTGTCTAGGATGGTTAATCATATCTTCTTGTAACTTAGATAACTCTTTGTTTTCCATCATCTTCATAAACTCCATATGTCTCATTAAGTATCAGACTTCACAAAAGACACATTAATTATATTGTCTTCATATGTTTTTTTAGGGGTGTCTTCTTTATAGAACTTCTGCTCTTCTTTGTCAAACACATTTACAACATAATCATTTATCTTGTCTCTAAGCTTGGGTTCGGTTTCTAACAAGTTTAATGTTGAGCATAACATCTTACAGATATGCTGCACTTGATAATAATCATCGTCATCTAAGGGATTGTTTTCATTGGGAAGTATTGTTACTTCAATGCCACCATTCCACTTACCATTACTGTTAAGATGTGGATTTACTTTAATGAAAAAATCTTCAGGCATTACACCCTTTGATTTATAATCCATATTATTTTCTCCTTACTTTAGTTCCCACAAACTTAATGAAGTTTGCATGTTTATTTTTGCCTTTTTCTTTCAGCCAATCTTCAGGTATAATTCTATCATAGTATCTGAAACCATGTCGAATACACCATTGAGCATAACTAGACTTAGCACCTTTACTAAGCTTGCTACTACTATTAGTAAATACAAATCTTATGTCTAGCTTAGGATGCTGTTTCTTTATTGCTAAGTGCTTACGTCTGTCAGCTGCTAAAAACCTACCCTTAGTTTCGATTATGATACCATTGTACAATATAAAATCCGGGGTATATGTTCTGTAGGCTAAGTCTTCCCATTCAATCTTTATACTTTCATATGTATATTGACATTTCTTTTCTTTTAAATAAATAGATATCTTATGCTCTAAACCACTACGATACCCATACTTTATAGCTTCACGTCGTACTTTGTGTGGTGACACTAAGCTTCGCCTTTTAACTTAACATACTGAACCATCTTAGGTTCTTTAGCTTGAGACATCTGTGCCGGTAATTCTCTTAATGTAGGAAAACATGTGTTTCTAAAATCACAGAACTTGCAGTTAGAGTTTAGAATCATATTACCTGTTGAAACTTTACGAAAGAACTCAGGTACAGGCTCAAAGCATCTCTTAAACTCTTTCTCTTCTGCTGTAGCTATAGTTTTCTTTATAGTGTCTAACTCTTCTTCTAAGTTCATATTACTTGCAGGAACATATTTAAACTGTCCATTAGCTTTGTTTACAACCCACCAACCACCAACCTTGTGTCCTGATGCTTTTGCATAGCCTGCTAATTGTCCTATATAACCAAAGCCGTCACCATCTTTGAGTGTCTCATAGGATTCAAACTTATTCTTGTATGACCAATCAGATGCAGATTTAATATCATCTACAGCATCATTCATAACAATGTCATAAGTTCCTTTAATAGATAGATTATCATCTAGCTTCAGTTCGACTTCAGTATTATCTTTGTATTCCATACCTGCTTCAGTAAGCAACCCCTTAAACACTGCTTCAACAATATCACCTAACATCATATTCATAACGAATGTGGTAGGCTTAGGTAACGCTTTTTCTGGGTGATTTTTTTGAAACCATAGTTGGCATGATGGTCTGCCTACATTAGACATACGAAATCTAAACTCATCTCGTTTATTACCTCCAGCGAATTGACGTTTCAAAGCATCTTTTATTTCCTCTCCTATTCTATCAATAGTGGAGTCACTCATTCGAGTTTCTCCTTTAGTGGCATTTTCTAGATACTGATGAATCGCCAATTCCGCTGGATGGTGCATTATGCTACCTCTTCTTGATTGTCTATATCAATAAAACTATCAACTGTATCTTTATCAGATTGACTTATGTCCTTAGATGATTTTTCACTCCAAGTGTTTATAACCCACTCGTTGTAATTTTGTACCCAAGACATAAAATCAGAGAACATAGTTTGGTCTGCATCTGTTAAAGATATAGTATTTGTGATATCTAAACTTGCTTGTGGCAGATAAAAAGTATCACCGTTATTTGATTTATGACCCTCTGTGGTAATCACAATGTTATGTTGCACTGGCAGTCTCTTCATTTGTGCTAACTTAGTAAATGGTACACCCATAATCTTGAAAGCATCACGATTATCAATTTCCCATATGAAAGGAGACTCAGGCAAATCAACAGGCTTACCATCTGCTGTCTTAGCATCATTCAATGTTACTAATCCAAAGATAGCACGAACTCTCTTAATTGACTTCAATAAGTCCTGCTGATGTTTAGGTAGTGCTTGAAAGTCCTTGACGTAACCTGCAGGTTTGCCACAGTTAAATCCACCATTAGTATCTTTCAAGTCTATGTTTAAACTATCAGCCATTACAGTCTTAACGTAATCGCCCTTTTTCTCACCTGCCTTAGCTGATAAGTTTGGAACATATCTTTTATACATATATCTTTGCATAAAAGGTCGTATAGTTGCTGATGAAGCATAAACCACGTTGCCATCTAAAGGGTCAAGTAGATAGTTGCCGCCATCTATAACCTCAAGCTTTACTGATTTACCATTCATCTCACCCTCGCCCATAATAGGCTTATGTTGTATCTTCAGTCTTGGTAGGGTGCTACTCTTCTTTGAAGCAGAAGAATCTTCTCCAGCGATACCCATAGCTTTTGCCATAGCGGCATAGTTATTTGTATCAATAGTTGTTAAATCACTCATATGTGAACCTCGCTTTTATTTTAAGTTTTGTAGTTATATCACGCAACGTCTTTAGTGTCAAGCCAATTATCTCCTATTTTTGATTCTAATAGTAGTGGAACATTAAACTTTATTGCAAAATGTGATTCGATTAGTTGTGTCAACTCTCTATTAATTTCTGTAATAAGAAATAATACTTGTTTGACCTCTTCAGGATGAACGTCAATGACTACAGAATCATGGACACTATTAACCAAACAAGACTTCATACTAACTAGCTTGCTCTCAATATGAACTAATACGAGAGGAACTATATCAGCAGTAGCGAAGGATTGTACTGGGTAATTCTTTATCTGTGTAAAGTTTGTAACCTTACCATTTGTTAATCTTTTTATATCTGGGAAGGAGAACTGTCTACCTGATGGTGTTGTAATCATACCTGTGTTCATAGCTTCCGTAGCCAATCTGGAGTGCCATGACTTGATTCCTTGATACTTTTCTGTGAAGTGTGTGTAGTAAGCTGCTTCAGCTTTTGTTCTGCCAAATCCTGTTGCACCGTAGAGTGGTGCGAAGGTGTGTGCTTTTGCATCTTGGCGAGAAGTCGATTGACCCGCATCTGTAATAACTTTAGACGTATATGAGTGAACATCGAATCCAGTAGTGACTTCATCTATAGCAACCTCGTCTTGTGATAGGTAGGCAGCGGCTCTGAACTCTAACTGAGCAAAGTCAGCTTCAAGTATCTTGCCACCACTCCATCTTGATATGAATACTTTCTTAACAGGGAATGTGCCACCTCTAGGCATGTTCTGCATATTAGGGTCTGCACCACTAAATCTACCTGTAGATGTTCTGTGTTGTAAAAGCCTAACATGTAATTTGCCATCAGGTTTCATGTAAGTTGATATGCCGTGTATAAATGATGACAGATAAGTATCTAATGCAGACAGTCTCTGTAAGTCAGTAAGAAAGCTTAATGCTTCTTGCATATCATTCTTTCGTGCAACACCTTGAAGTAATGCTAAGTTACTTTTGTTAACACTAAACCCATTAGCACTAACCCATTTAGCATTAGGTGCATTAAACTTTAATCCTGCTATCTTCTGATTTGCAATAAAATGGTAGCCACTACTATCACAATCGTTACAGTTAGTTGGTCTAGAATAAGGAGTTCCATCTTTCTTAACCTTTCTTATTTGACCTACACCTAGACAAGTACCACACCTACGTGCATCAGTCTTATAAACAATAGTAGAATTATTCTCTACACACTTCTTATAATCTTTTGTATCCATATAAGGAGTAAAGTTATTTGCCCATAGACTTTTATCATTAGGTTTTCTACTATATATAACCCAAGACATTTGTTCTGGACTATTAAGATTAATAGGTGTGTCACCCATTAGACTATGTACTTGTTTGTTAAGTCTTTGTTCTATATCACTTTTTTCTGTTTCAAACTCAACTCGTACTTCGTCTAACTTACTAGTGTCTACAGTAAAACCTGTTTGATATATTCTAGCTAGTGTAAGAGCAACTTTGTTAGTCAGTAAAACGGTACTCATTAATTTTGAGTAATCTTCTGTGTTTAGTTTCTTGTATAACACATCTGATAATTCTTGTGTTGCCTTTAAATCAGCAGATAAATAATCAGACAACTCTTGCTTAGGTATCTCATCAATAGGTACTTTGTTCTTGAAGTAGTCTTTCATAGTATCTTGTTTCTTAGTAGCCAAGTCATATCTATTAGCACATGCTTCTAGAGATAGTGGTTGTTTGATACCTCGTTGTAAAACATACTCAACTAACATCGTATCAAATACAGGACCGTCATACTTCAATCCACATTCCCATAACCATAATAAGTCATGTACTATGTTATGTCCTATAAGGATAGTTGCTTGGTCTAATAGTTCTTGCACACCATCAAAGTTGTCTCTATACAAATACTCATCACCGTTATCAGTAAGGCAACCTACCATCACAAGTTTGTTGTCTGTCTCAAATGGGTCAAGATGTAACTTACCATCTCTATGAGTAACAGTATTTTCTACGTCAAGTGTTAGCTTCATGCTGTATACCTAGCTGTTTTATAATCCAATTGACAAGTAACACTACCATGCCAACCTGTCAACTTATTTTTAACAACATTTAAATGTCTCTCAGGACCTTCCTCATCTTGACCCTCAAGAGGTGGATTCTTTGCAATCAATACCATCAAGTCTGCTTCAGCAGCTTTACCAGTCCTACTACCTTCCATCATTGATTGATTAAGAACAATCTTACCCTCTGCTTCAGCAGATAGTTGAGACATATAAAACATAGCACAGTTATGTGTTTTAGCTATTTGTCTTGCATAGATAGCATTTGCTTTGAGTGCTTCATCAGGTCTAGCAAAACCACCACTCCTAGCGAACTTATCACCCATGTCCAATACAACTACGTCAGGCTTGTATGACTTACATACACTCTCAACCCAAGCCATATCACGATTAGATGCATCTTTAATATCAATATGCTTTCTAACTTTGCCATACAACTCTTGTGCTCTTTGTGGATTGTCCTTGACTTGATGCATTGTCATGCCTGTCGCTGCCGTCAAGTAACGTGCTCCAACTCGATGAGGACCTTCTTCGTTGCACAAGATAATACATCTAGCACCTTGATGTGCGAAGCCACCGGGAGATGCAATAAGACTTGCATGAAAGGATGTCTTGCCTGTGTTTGGTCTAGCACCTACCTCAATCAAGTGTCCAGCATTTACACCTTCGACAACTCTTGTAAGGCTCGGTATACCAAAACTCCATCGTGCTTCTAAATCATTCTTAGACAGCAAAGACTCTATGCTTATGTCTTCCCATTCTATATTTAGATTTGGAGTAAAATCATCACCATACTGCTCCAAAATATGACGAAGAGGTTCAAGTGTAGATTGAGAACCATTGACATAGTCAAAGCCAAGATTAGCAATATCCTCACCCACCACTTGTTGAAACATCTTAGAAAGAACTTCTTGTGCAATGTCTTCTCCCATTGGCTGTTCACGTTTGATGCCACCAAATAAAGATGAGTATGCTTGTTTCTGTGCAGTGGTCATGGTCGGATTGTTTGACATGAACAAGGCTTCAATCTCGTCAGGTGTCACAGTCCTCTCGTATGTATCCATTGCTTTGTCTAAAGCATCTTTTATCTTTCTAACATCTTTGCTAAATAATCTATTAGGGCATTTAGCACCCCTATGTTCATCATAGAACTTCTTATCCATGAGACTTCGTATTAATGATAACTCCATATTTTACTCCTTTGGGGTTAGGCTTATTAAGTTTATCATATCAACAGAATGACCATACTTTAAATCATCTGTTAGTTTCAGTACCTTTACATCTTTCACGTAAGTACGTAATTCTCGTGTGAACTGTAAAGACTTTTTTAATGCGTCGGGGTCTAAGGCAATTATTGCTGTTGAGAACTGTGAAAGATATTGCTTATGTGATTCACCTAAAGATGTTCCTAGCACAGCAACCCCAACAATTTTTGTGCTTGCAACCACAGCTGCACTAACACAATCCTCAACAACAACAGCAGTTCTACCACAGCCGTGAGAATAAGGCAAGGTGTTTTTTCCATATCGTTTCCATTTAGGTTTAACTCTACCTAAAGCACGACCCACACCATCAACAATCTTACCGTTGCTAGTGACAGGAAACACAACCCTATTCTCTTTGACATCGTAGTACAAGTTAAGTTGGTCAGCAGATAATTTCCACTCATCACACCACATAGTAACTGCCTTACGATTACCATGAGGTACTATGTGTTCAGGAAAACTAAACGTCTCATCTTTTTGATTAGCTATCTGTCTGTCCATTGCAGTGCGAATATCATCTACACTCATTGTAACACGAGAACTACCAGATAAACTGCACGATAACTTGTAACAGTTCCATAATACTGAACCCATGTTATTGGTCACAGTAAATGTATTGTAACTATTACAGTTAGGACAATTCATTCGTCTACTCTCGCCTACAGTTAAATGTAAATCATTTATATATTGTTTTATATTCATATGTATATATCACTTATATGTATCATATATATGTTAATATATATGTTAGCTGTTCGGCACTTGCCTTGTGCTTATAACAACGGATTCACGTGTTGTCAATGCTTTTTTTGCACTAAGGTAAGTATTTTTCATGTAAGGCATCACACTATTGGGATTTGCATGTCCTGTAACAGACATTATTTGACCCATAGATACACCAGCTTCAACCATCTCAGTTGTACCTGTTCTACGTAAGTCTGCCAATCGTAGCTCATTAGACAGTCCTGCAGAAGACATAGCCTTTCTTCCTAGCTTGGATATACCATGAAGACTATAAGGCTTGTACGCTCCTCTAATCGCATTTGGCGTGGGTGCAACATATTCTTGGAATCCATAGTCTTCTTTCTGTTGTACAAGCATAGATAACAGTTCATCACTAATCGGAAGATGTACTGTGGCTCTCCGTTTCGATTGCTCTAGATGTAAAATACCATTGTCAAAATCTATGTATTCAAACTTTAACAATCTCATATCGCCAATTCTTTGACACCATTCATAAGCCATTTGTACAATTAAACCTAAGTTACGTGTTTTGAAATTAGAATAGGCATAATCTAGAAATTGTTTCACTTGGTCTCTTGTCCAAAGAGTTTTTCTAGTTTTAGGTGTTCTACATTTGAAAGTAGAGAATGGATTACTTTGTACATAACCCATCTCCATTCCATAAGAGTACATCTTTCTTGATACAGAGCAGACGTGATTAGCCATAGAAATGCCGCGAGTTAGCCATACTTCATACGCTTTCTTTGCTTTAGAACTCGTCATATTTTTTAAATATATTCTTGACAAAGGTCTGCCATCAACATTAGTCAGTAACATATTTTTTATGAAGTATTGATAATCTTGTTTAGATTTCTCTGCTAACATATTGAAATCACTAGATAATAAATATTCATCTGCTAAACCTTGTACAGTAGGATTGTTTTGTACAGACACAATTGCAGATTCTTGTTGCAAAAATGCATCAATCAATTTGTTAAATTCATTAGCTTGTCTTTTTGCTATTGACAAATCAGAACCTAAGTTAGTACGTGTGACAATGCCTTCATCAATATATTTAGCAGTAGGATTATATCTGTAAAAAACCATACCGTTTCCATATTTCTGCTCCTGTAAATATCGTGGGAATTTATTTCTTTTCATTAAACACTCCTTCTTCTCTTTGATTGGCAGTATGTGCTGCGTGACAATTAGCACACAATATTCTGCATTTCTTCATCTCTAGTTTTATTTTTTCTTTACTAAATGAAACCATAGCACTTATATCCTTTAACTTACTATGTATATTTATGTGGTCAAAGTGTAGAGCATCTGGATGTTTATTATAGCCACAAAGTATACACCCATAATACAATTTAACTCTTTTTATAAATGCCTTTTTCTTATTTCTTACTTTTTCGGCTCGTTTTTGTCTTTGTTTTTTTCTATACTCCCAAGAACTAGGAGACATCCATACTTCTCTTATTGGATATCCCTCTAGTTTTGTATAGTACATAAAGCGAAATCCATCATCTCTTGTGTCTCCTTTTCTAAGAGATAGCTTCAATGATATAGCTTCATCTTTATGTATACGTTTAGGTCTTCTTCTCATTAGGCTGCTACTAGTGCTTTAAACTTAGGACTAGACAACCACTTAGATACCTCATGTTCTCTCTGCCACATTGATTCAGCTTTGGTATCGTTACCAGTATCTCTTAGTATGAAACCATTC